TTTACTTGTTGATAATTTTTTTTGTTTTTTATAATTAAAATTCATTTTTAATCCCTCAAAATCTTTTTAAATAGGATGTCAATATTGTTTTGTCTCTGTTCTTTTAATCTCATATTAAATGTTGACATTTTTGGCTTAAACTCATTTTTGTTTGGATAAACATAGGCGTTAGGAGTTGAAGGCTCAGAAACAATGTCAAAACATATAAGTTGAAAATCTTCCTCAACAATTGTTTCTCCCATTGATTCTTTAACAGAGCCAAGACCACGAGAAGAAATTCCGAGCTTTACACCAGCATTTATTAAATCTTTAAGAATACGCCCAGAAGGAGTGTCTAAGACTTTAATTTTTCCCATTACGTCTTTTCCCTCCCACCAACAGTCGGTGACCATGTGGGACACGTTTTTAAGATTAATAACTGAATCATCAGGATGATCAAGCTCTCCGCATGCTCTGTTGTCCTTTACAATGTTCATATAATTTTGCATTTCTCTTTTGAGAACTTTTTCAGGATATTTACGACCATTGCCGTTTTTCTTATCTGCGGTTTGGATTCTACCAGTGAGATACATTGCACCTTCTTCTTTAATTTCACGTTTTTCACGTTCTGTTAAAAGGTCTTGGCACATACCATCTGGGCATAAAGCATAGAATTCTCTTAATAGTTCTTTTGACATGTTATTTATCCTTATACCCTAATTCTGAATTGTATTGCAAGTTTATTTCCTGCACTCTGTTCCACAATGCTTCGTTGTTATCTTCGAGCTTAAGAGGGTCGTCATTAGTTTCTCTGACAACCTCTGCATAATCACGAATTGGAATTGTGAGTGTTGTTTCTCTAGAATCATCCCTTGTGGTCATGTACCAATCAAGCTCAGCTTTTCTATATTCTTCTTTGATGTCATTAAACATTTTCATATCCTCAGGCACTCTTTGATCAAACGTCAAAGTTACTTCATCTTGACTAAACATTGCTTGACGCATTTTGCTGTAATCGTTCAACAAGTCAACTAGACCAAGCATGCTAGCAAGCATTCCACCCATCATGACACTGTCTTTAGACTCGTATAGCACGTTGTTTAGTTCTTCTTTTATAATTTGTTTTAGTTGTTCTTTTGTAAGTCTCATTTTGTCTCCAATAAAAATAAGGGCGGGCGTTACCCGCCCGAGCTAGGATCCGCTACAACAGCGACGCACCGGTTGCAACATCCAGCGTGTACTAATCATCAACATGCTCACCCCCTGATCTTGATGATAGCCTTAGACCAAAATCATCGACTAAGACCGAAATTAAATATGATGTTCCTGCTGACAAGCAGCCAAGCAGAAACGCATTCACAAAAGAACGCTCAAAACTAAATAGTTCGGTATACGGAGAAAGCAAAGATAAAAACACTCCTACCCAAAAACCCATACAAAGAGGGCAGTGCCAAAGAGTATTCCACTTCTTTGTGTAATCTTTAGCAGGCCTTATGTCTTCAAATATTTTTCCGTATACAATTATAAAAGTCATGCCATATGCAGCAAGAATAAAGTGCAGTGTTTCCATTTACATTCCGTGGTGATAAGCTTGATTGAATTGATGACCAGCCATTCTAAGAATTACATTTACAAGATTATTGGCCTGAGCTTCTCCAGCAGCCATTTTAATATGTCTGAAAATTTTCTTGTGATTGTATACGTACGCATCAAATTTTAATTCTGCACCTGCAACACTAGTTCTTTCAAAACTGTGATCTGTTGCAACAGGATCTTTTGATCCTTTAGCACAATCATCATCAGGATCGGGGGTTGAATCATTGTAATCAAATGTATCATTACCTGCTTTAGTTTGCTTTTTTTTGTAAACAGAACTTTTTTCTATTTTTTTCCAAGCACCAGCTGCGGCAGGCTTTGTCCCATATTGATGATCAGATGTAAGCCCTGCTCCTTCTTTAGAAACTAAAAAGAAAGCTAGGTCCATTAGTATTTTTTGATATCCTTTACCTCTGTATTGTTTGTTAACATAAATCGTTGATATTTCATAAGTTTCTGGTATACATGGCTCTTTAGAATACAACTTAGAATTTTTAATTTTTATAGCTCCAATTATTTCATATTCTCCATAGACACCATCGCGTCGAATATCAGCTCCACTCATTCTTTTGATTTTTTTTGGATTGTAAAGAACCATCATTTTTTCATTACCAAAATCCTTTAGTATCAAACATGTTTTACTTGGATCAAAGTCTTGAGATTCTTTTAAAAACTTTCTAAAGCTTTCGTGTAATTTATAAGATTTCATTGTTAATAACTCGCTATGTCATATTCGGTATGAAAAAGATCAAATGATCGACGCCTAATGTCATCTAAAAATATTTTTCGCTCTTTTGGAGTTGGTATCGTGTCTAAATAGTCCATGTGATTGGCTTCAAGCTGCATCAAAACACTATGAATTTTATCGGCATCTTTTTTAATAAAGGTGTGATCTGTTGCGTTTGAAGCGTCGTATTCATCTTTCTCACAATCATCATCGGGATCTGGTGTGTCTTTGTAATAATCAAATGTGTTGTTACCAGCTTTTGTTGTTTGTTTCTGATAATTAGGATCTGCTTCTATCTTTGACCATCTATCTCTGGCTCCTCGTTTTGAACCAGATTCTCTGTCTGATGTTAATCCATAGCCCATAGAGTGGGCAACAAAGAATGCTAAATCATATAAGAGAGGTCCAAGACCAGTACCAGTGTAATCAGAATCCCTGTACGACGTAATAACCTGTAAAGTCTTGGGTATACAAGGCTCTTCAGTCAGAACACACTCAATACCCCCAATAACTTGAGACGAATCAAAACCAGCCGATGTTTTATTAATAACATAGAGAAATATTTTAAATTCCGGAGAATCTGGTGCGTAAAAGTACAAGTGAATTGGTTTGCCATCAACTTCCGTAACTGACTCACGAGATTCTTTTAAGAACATTCTCCATGTCTCCATTAGCAGCTTGTGACTATTCATAGGTGTATCTTCCATATAGATAAGGTGCAAAAAGATTGTGCTGGAGGATTGAACCCTTTTGTTCTTCTGCTGGAACTTCTCCCAGCTCTGTTGAGTATTCACCGTCTGGAGAAAGAAGATGGTCATCTTGCATATCATCATATCCAGTTCTACCAGACATCATTGGCTGTTCTGTTTCCATCCACTCTGATATTTTCATTAGTGTAATTTCAACTGTTTTATCTCCCTCGTGTAGTTGACCTTCAAGAGAGCCGTATATATTCCCACCTTGAATAGAATCAATTTTTAAAACGCCAGTTTTTCTTAAATACTCAAGCAGTCTGGATTCTGCTCCATAGACTAAGTCTGAGAGAGTTTCTTTCGCAAAGGCTACAATTTTTTTGTCCTTAGGTTTGAGAACAATGTCAATATCTTTGTGGTCCATTATCATTAAATCGCCATTAAGAGCAGAGCGAAGTTTTAACTTGCCTTCGATCTTATCCTTTTCGACGACTTCAATCTTGACCCCTTCTGGTTCTGGTGGGGTTATCGGTTCTTTTTCCTCGTTGTCTGTAATAGTGATATTAACTGGCATCTCTTTTTACCTCCGCTAATAAGTCTTGGATATAAAATACTTCTTCAACCATTTTTGAATCAATTGGTTTCTTAGAGTAACTATCCAGTTTAGCTCTAACTTTTTTAAAGTTTTGATTTAACGGCGTGTCACTATCATCAATGTGGGAGTCAACCGATTCTTTAAGTCTTCCGACCTCATCGTTCATAAATGACTTTAATCCGAGTCCGTTATCGGAGAATGATACAATAAAGTTACTCAACAGATCTTTTTGCTCTCGCAATAGTGAGTGTTCATATGTTTCGTTAAATCTCTTGACAAACATTTTGAACTCAAGTTGATCAACTGGTTTCATTTCTGTTCGGCTTTCGTCTAATCTGGTAAGATATCCTACCACTTTGTCCTCGAGCATGATTCTTTTCTTTGCTCCGAGGTTTGAATTTTGAAAGTATAAACCAATTGTCGCAAGGTCTTTGTAGTTTGGCACAAAGTTTGAAAATGCCTTGCTACCAAGGGCCTTGTTGATTTTGTTTATAAGTGCTGTCTGTTCGTTGAATATGTCCTTTCGATCTAGTGTGTCAAAGTCCTTCTTGGTTTCAACCATCAGCCGGCGAGAGAAGTCTTTGTTGAGTTCTTTACTTTCAAGTAGTGATTTGTATAGAGCTAGCTCTTTAGCAAGAACCTTTCCTTTTGTGAAGAACTCACGCAAAAGACCCTTGACTTTTATTTGTCTCTGCTTGTCTTCTTTTAATATTGCTTTTGTCAATTCACGAATCAGACATTCGTAAAGAAAAGCGGTATTTCTTTTCTTATTATGTTTCATGTTTGTTTCCTTGTTATTTTTTTGGTCCGACTTTTAAACTACCTCTTCGATTTTTATGCATATGGATCGCACGATAGATGTCATCAAAAGATTTTTGGTTACCCGGAATTATCTCTCCCAAATGATCATATGCTTTCTTAGTGGCTAAATCATCAATCTGACCTTGAATTGCGTCTACTTCATCGTGGAATGGGTGATCCAAATATTCCCACGAATCTGATCCACCGTGGCTTGCGTATAAGTCTCTCTGTTTATTTCCTAACTTTTCTATGTCTCCAACTTGTTGATACTCAATGTATTTATCGACATAGCCCGGATCAAGCCCTAGGCCATCGATCAGTGATGATGCTTGTTCAACCTCGCCACTGTCAATGAGTGAATTTATTTTTTCAATATAATCATTGGGAATACCAGGCAAGTCTGGTTTAACTCTAATTTCATTCATAGCTGCGTCAAGCTCTTCTTTGATGATTCGTTTTAGTGTTTGTTTATTAAGTTTCATCTGAGCCTTCCTTATTGTTTAGTGATTCAAGTAGAGTTTTAATCTCTGCATCAATGCTAAATAGTTTCTCTTCTTCTTTCACATCCCCTTCATAGATTCCTCTGCCAAGAGAATCCAAACCACCAAAGCCAACTTTACCTGGGAATGTAGTTCTAGATGTTGATCCTCGAACTTCTCCACCAAATGCTTGATTCTTCATTTGTTTTGAAAACCCTCCTTTGCGATAGGAAATTTTACGTCTTTTGTAGGGGCCGCGTGGTTTTGCGTGATCATCACGCTTAGCAGGTGGTTCAGCTAAAAGATCTCCTTCTTCTTCTCCGCCACCGGTATCGTCTCCACCTAGATCGCCTCCTAAGTCTCCACCACCTTCATCACCTCCTCCAAGGTCCATATCGCCACCTAGATCGCCTCCTAAGTCTCCACCTAAGTCATCACCCCCGCCAAGGTCTCCGAGGCCTCCACCAGCGTCTCCGCCCTCCTCAGGAGGTTGACCAGCAGCTTCCAATGACGCCATGAACTTTTTATCTGAAAACATTTCTCTTTGCATTCTAAGATATTCATCTTGAGATAGCCCAAGTAAACTTTCGGAAATCCAACGGCGAGAAAAGAATCCTTCAGTTGCTGCACCTGCTATATCAAACTTGGTTTTCCAATGCTCAAGTTCTTGCATCTCTGCAATTTTTGATGGATTGTTAAGGGACAGCTTGAAATTTAGAAGATCGTCACCTCGATACCCTAGGGTGTACAAGTGAATAATTCCAATTTTTTCAAGTTCTGAAATCAATACTCGCTGAAGTCTCTGAATCGTTCTTGCGAATCTGATATCCTTTTGTGCCAAAGTTGTCTTGTCTTCGGTTGCACCTTCGCCCATTGAAAGATAAGATTGCGGGACTTTTAAAGCAGAAAACAATTTGTCTCGCAAGTATTTTACGTCCTCAATAGTTGCAGTCATTGCACCACCGGCAAGGTTTACGATATCTGTAGAAGACTGTCCGCCTCTAATTGGGATAAAGTAGTCCTCCTCTATAGAGAGTGGATTATATCGTAAGTCAACTCTACCAGTTGTAGGGTCAACAACTTGGTGACGCTTCATTTGAGTCATGACTTTCTGCATGTACTGTTCAACATCTTGAGGGGCAATACCTCCAACATCAATCTTGAATATGCGACGCTCTGGGGCTCTAACAATTCTGTAGGCCATCATTGCGTCCTCCATAAGCGTAAGCTGTCTCCAGATGCGTCTGGAGGGCTCTAGGACCGATGTTCCATACGGAGCATGCTTATCATGCCCAAGTATTCTAAAGTGTGCCATTTGCCAATTTTCAAGTGTAAGCCCAGCATTGTTCCACTGGAATTGGATATAATTTGGATTTGTTGGGTCTTCGCCTTCGAGACGTTCAACTTCTTGAGCTGGTAATCCAATACAATTTTGTATACCCTTACTTTCATCAAGATCAAGATATAGAAACATGTCTCCATATTTACACATGGTTCTTGCCCACCCAAAAAGATTATGTTCAATATTCATAATATCGTAGTAAAGAGAATGAAGCATGTACTTGATTTCATCATTGGGGCACTTGATGTGAAGCATCGGAGTCAAGGCTGAGTGAGTCGTCATCTCGTCTGCGTAAATATCAAGAGAAGATGCAATCTCCGGTGTAAATTCCATTTGGTCAAAGTCAACATAACGCTCTGCTCGATTTCTGTTCGATATCATATTGAGCGTCATGATATTCATTGGATTATATTCGGTCTTCTTAAACTGCTGACCGGAAGCAGACTTGAAACGCTTAGCGTAAATGTCCAAGTGGCGTCGTCGTAGTTGTCGTCCAGATTGTGTTCGTCTCTGTGTAATTGGACCAGAGAACATTCTTGTTAGGGTCTTAAATAAATCACTTTGATTATTTCTTGGGTTTCTTTCGTTACGAGCCATTTTCTATCCTTTGTATATCCAGAAGAATTCTTTCATCTTCTTTTTTTCCTCCTCATGTTTTTGCTCGAACGTTTCGTTATAAAACTTTTGACCTTTAATTTGCGTATTCATAGTTGTGGTTGATTTCATCAAGCCACCTAGCAATGCTTTCTTATATGCTACGTCTTTTTCATTCTCTGATAGTGCTGTGTCTCGGACCCAACATGCTATAGCAAGAGACATTACAAGATCATCATTGTAGGAACGCATTGCTTGAGGTTTACCATTATGCCAAATAAAAGTCTTCAATTCATGAAAAACACGATTGGAGTGTATGTTAATTAGTTTGTTTCTCACGTACTCTTCTAATTTAGCAACAATTAAAGGCCTTGTCTTTGTAGAGGTGGTAAATCCCAAAACAGCTCTGTCATTATGTTCTGCTAAGTAGGACTCCATATATTCATGAGTAGTCTTTACAGAATAGTAAAGCTTAGGATATCCAAGGTCTTTTAACTTTTCAAGTACAGCAATACCAATTCCATTATTCTCAACCACAAGAAGGCAATTGCCATATTCTCTCCCAGCTGATTGCAATACACTGGAGTACATATCCAGATCGGGTTTGCCTTGATATTCTGCTACAACTGTCATTGTGTCAACGCGAAGTATATGAAAGCAAGAAAAATCACTTCCATCCCCTCGAGCAACATCCGCCACAAGAAGGTAAGGAATACCTTCTTCATACTTTTCCCAAATCCACATGTTGCGATCATATCCAGTTCTATAGATCGGATCCATAATGTTGCCGTGTAATCTTTGCAAATCTTCTGGATTTATTACAGTTTCACCAGATGCATTGAATGAACACTCAAGCTCTTGAGCAATTTGTCTCTTCGACATGTTCCTAGTTTCTTTTTCAAACCATTCTTGATCCCTGTCTGGGTGAACATCCCAGAATAATTTAATTGGATGAAAATCGTTCATTTCTGTTTCAGCTTCGGAGTAAGTTTTGTGGAACCAATTTCCAACGCCGTTAGGGGTGCTGAGAGCAATGCAGCGGCCCCCTGTAGACAAAGTAGGGTAAAGACCCGTCCAAAGCTCTTCGAGGCCGTCAACGAACGCTGCCTCGTCTATAATGAGCAATGATAATGCTTCCGAACGACCAGCATCTCCTGATGTGGTTCCGGCTTTTACTTGAGAGCCATTTGTTAGTTCAAATGACTGTTTGTTGTCAACGGCGATCTTCGCAATCAGCATCCACTGTGGGAGGTTCTTGAAGATCATTTTCACTTTCTTAACGAGGTTTGTCGCGGTAACAAGCTTTGTTGCGATAACGAGAACGTTTTTTTCTCGATGAAACAACATGAACCAAGCAACATAAGCAGCCGAGATTGTCGAGATCCCGAGCTGCCTTGCTTTTAAAATTACATTAAAACGATAATCGTTAAAGTCTTTCAAGATTTCCTTTTGATAATCGTACGTCTTAAACGGGATTTGACCATGCATAGGGTGCGAGATCTTACAATAGTTATCGATGAAGTATTGAGGATCTTTTCCGCACTTTACAAGTTCTTTAACAATTTCATTTTTGGTGAGTTTCATTTATTACTCAGATTATCTAGTCTTCTGCTGGAAGTTCTGTGCGGAGATTATCTAATTTCTGCCAACCCCAGTTACCTTCATTTCTCTGTCGGTGGATAATATATGACCATCTATAGTTTCCATCTTTGGGCTTTCCATAACGAAGGTTTCTTAGTGATTCTTGACCCCTTTCTTTCGGGTTTTTAATGTTAAAATCTCTAAACCTCTTAAGCGTGTATTCATCTGTTGCATTCGGATCTAAAATTTCTGTTGCTCCGGTTCGTCCATAGACAGCACCTTCATTCATAACAGCTTGAAGCTCTTCTTTGATGATTCTTTTTAGTGATTCTTTTGTAAGTTTCATTTTTGATTATCTCCAGGTTTAATATATTCGTTTTGAGGACGCTTCGCTTTCGCAGTCTCTAAAAACTTTTTTGTAATATCTCTAATGGATGTCTCTTGTGGCTCATCCATCTTAAGACCACCAACTTTGTAGTGTTGATATGCTTGAACAAAAGTTCGTACCCTAGATGTTGTTTGAACAATCATTTGGCACTCACCCTTTTTCGTTAGTGATACTGATTTTCCAGTTACTGCTTTGTATTCTTTCTGTAAAAACTTTTTGACTTCATTGATTGTTTGTGCAATCTCATTTTCAAAACGACCATCTTTTAGGTCTTTCATCATAACATCGGATTGATAGTTTATGATCATACAATCTCCGTAGAACTTAACTTTAAACCCATCGATCACTCGCTTATCCATGATAGGACATCCTTTTTCTCGGTTAAGCCCTACCTGACGTTGCTGACCATCGAGGCTAAATCTTTCATCATGACCGCCATCGTAAGCATTTGCTGCTGCTTGGGACAGTCCTCTAATAATTTCTAGTGTTTCTTTGCTCATTTATTATCTCCCATATTTGGATTTTAGAAAGTCTAAGTCTCTTTGAAT